CATACCATAGGAAATATCAACCGTATACCCTGCCGTACTAAAACCGTTGGCTTTGGCAAAGCAACTCAGTCGGTATTGTCCTACTCCAGCATCATCGTCCGTCTTTTCGATAAATATTACAATGTCCGGCATAGGGTCCTCCGTGTTACGTCCATTGTCCAACACTGGTCATTGAGGTGCTACCGATACGCCAAACTTCTAGAAATGACCCGACTGAAAGAATAGACGCAGCGGCAACGACCATCGTTGTGGACGGGATGATGGTGCCAGCCGTTGTGACCTCGAAGGTTCCTTTTAAATGCACACGCAAGGTAGCAGCCGCTACACCTGTCACGCAGGAAGCGGCACTAACGTTCGTGACTAAAAACGGTGAGTCCAAATCCTGTAATCCTGTACTGGCAGCGTTATCTATACCCTGAAGCATCCACAGCCAAGACCCAACAACTGCCGTGCCAGCCCCCAACATGTCAATACTTCGATTACTCGCTCCCGCCGCCTCCATTGCTGTGAATATCAAAAGAGACTCAAACCGATAGGCCCCAAGCTCTAATGTGAGTGTACCATTGGTTGGTACATTAAAGATGGGCTGAGAAGACGTATTGCTGGTGTACGTACGTGTGGTATCAGCACGAATAATATGGACAACTGGTACATAGCCACGGTTGCCTGCGTCTGTGGTCAAGTAAAAGCAGTTGGTATCACGCTCGATTGCGCCTGCTTCGGCAGTGGTCAGTAGAGTGCCGCTGGCAAGATTTGGCCATGTCCCTGCTGTAGCACTACCAGCGGCAAAGTCTGGGTCAGTGGTAACAAAGGTTTTGATCTGCCCCAAGTTGGTGCGCTTGGAGGCTCCAGCTTGGTTGGTAGCGTACTCGTCTGCTGACGCAGGTGTTACGACCGCGGTTGCACCACTTATTTTTGTATCAGCCAAGGTCTATACCCTTTATTCTATAAGAATGTAAAGAAATCATATAATAGCTTAGATAGAATGGTGGGTTAAAACACCCCTAAAATAGGTGCGCGGACATTAGAAATAGCCGAGTCCATAGCAACCATCAGGCACTCAATAATAATCCCTGGAATACCCGTACAATAGGTCTAATTTGACCCGGAATGGGCATCTACGGGACCGTGGGTCATCCTCCTGGCACTGTTGAGAATCAGATTGGTCAAAGATTCATCACAGGCCCGTGATATGAGAAGGTCTCCAACTTGCGCTTTGGGTTCCCACACTTGGACCACTGGAAGGAGATCCTCTGTGACCACCGCAATATAGCACCCTCGGCCATCATCCCCGCTTGGCGGCAATGGTGTCGTGCAGGCGGGCAAGCTCACTAGCCCACCGATTAGCAGCAGCCAAATCAGGAGGGTGGGCATCCAGTGCTTTCCGTTTCTCCATGGCTGCATGTTCAATCTGTGCCTCCAACTTATCCATTTCGCTGGTTTGTGTCCCTAACCAACGGGTAAACCCCTTGTTAATAACACTAAAGACTTCACTGATTGCAGTAGACCATGCCATGGACAGACCTAGTGCCCCTTCCCACCAGAGATGGCAAGACTCGATGAAGTGGCAGAACTTGATGTATTGGCTGCCCCAGGTATATCGTCAAGAGCCATTAGACTTTCGGGGCATCAGGTTTATTTGTGAAGTAGGCTTTCACAGCGACCAAGGCTGCAACAACGAGTCCAACGTAGAAGATTGGGTTGGCCCAATTCACACTACCATCCACATTCGCGGTACTGTAGAAGTCAATCACCGCAATACCGACTGCCTGTAACAAACCGAACCAACTTACCTTTGTATCATTAGTCACACAAACCTCCTTTGGTTATAACTCTCGCGTTACGAACCACGTCACAACTAGCATAATGGCAATCACTACAACGATGGCAATTGACATTGGGTCAAGGATACTCATGCTTTGACCCCCCGGTATTCACAGGCAATGACAAAATCACGGTCATATGGGTAGGCTGCTGCCATCTCAAAGCCGATGCGATTTCGTTCAATCTGGCATTCCTCAAAGGTGTTATACTTTTCTAGGACTGTAGACTTCTCAAGTCCTGTGTTATAATTGAGAAATATAATGAGTAGAACCCACAAGTGACCCCCATTCTATGCCGTGACGGGTTGTCGTAAATCAAGCCCATTGAGCTTATGATGCCAACCGGGCTCCTCAAAGTGCCCCTTATCACCGGCAAGATAACTGCCAATTGGATCACCAAGTGGGTCAAGTCCTACTTTCCACCCTATCTCATATAATGCCGCCCAAAACTTATCATTCACTTGCCAATCTGGCTTTCCATCAACTGTTAATGGAATGACATCAACTGCCATCGATGCACGACCACCATGTTTATCAATCACATTGTGGGCCGAGAACCCCGGCTTGGCTCGTGTGACGACCAGGGGTGGGTCACTAATCTCCCACTCATTTGTGTCACGATTGAAGGTACGTCCCTTTTGATAAATAAGTGCTTGCTCAGGTAATGACCGCCACCCCTGCACAACGAGAAGCTTTCGTTGTAATTTAACCCAACACTGCTCAATGAGTATCAACGCTGGTTGGCGTATACACCCATGAAGTCCATCAAGACGATCAAGCCGCTGGTCCATCGTAGGTTCTAATCCTTAATGATGACCACCCTTACCTGATGTAACAACTGACTGTGTAACATTCTGTAGGACATTCTGCCCGACATTAGCCCCAGTGTCAACCATCATACCGCCAACCGCAGCACCAGTTCCAGCCGCGGCACCTCCGAGTATTTGCCCTCCCTGTCCTTGCGTGGCAAGGGCTTCAGACCAATCACGAATAGTGTGGCAATCTGTATACACCATTGTTGCACCGGGGCTCTCTTGCACGCCTAGACAATTCTCCAATTTCCCAAAGGCGATATTACTCCCAAATGGAGAACGCACTTCCGCAGCAGTGGGCACAGCATAGCGCCCATTCCCCAGATTAGCGACGCTCGTACACGCTGTTACACCCAAGCAGATTAAAAGCCCCAGTGACATAACCTTCAACATACTACCCCCTCGGTGGTGTATAGGTTGGTTTGGTTTTCTCGACCTTACGGACACGGCTATCCAGTTTGGCCAGTTCTCCAGCGAGTGGATAGACATATTTGAATAGTGACTCGACAAGCAGTAAGAGCCTCCCCTGCGGGATAACCTCACCATGTTTGTCAAGGTCCTTTAACCGATTGATCGTCAATTGAATGGGATGCTCACTCATAAGACCTCCTAATAATATCTACTGAACTCTAGTACCACCTCCTGCACGGCCACCTATTCGGCCAGTCTTTACCGCTATTACTATACCTTGTAATGGGTGGGGATACGTATAAGGGACATAGGCATCATTGGTCCACGTATTCGTGGCAGTACATTTATCGAGCCCACCATCCTCACCTGGCGTACTTGAATGGGTTTCTGTCGTTGATGTGTTCCAGTTGCTTCCTCCATCTGTAGACCAATATGCCACGCCAGTCGTACACCCAGCAGGACGTGAAGCTCGTAGTCCCTCTCCGACACCCACCGTTCCATTGAATGAGGCAACGTGTTCATAGAGATCACGATTAAGCACTACAACTGCTGGGAAGGCCCCGCCAGTTGTTTGTTTTGCTCCATTTAGGTAGTTGCTAAAAACATACCACGGATCTAAAATCTGATTAGGCCATACTCTTGGTGTAGGATCGGCACCAGACCCAATAAGATCACCTTGCCCAGCGCCAGGTTGGTCCAAGCACCGATACCCATTACTTTCACTATTTTGATCCCAAGGTGACGACACTGTAATAGTACCAGTAGCTGGGCTTGATGCTGTTCCTGGCATGGTGTAGGTAAAGGTGGTACCTGACACACCAGTAATCAAAAACGTCCCATTGTAGTTTGCTTCATTAGCCCCAACAACTTTTACAAACGATGAGTTCTGCCCAGCAACTGGAGCCGCCCCGTTGTATTGCACTGTTGCCGTCGTTCCAGATGAAGTAAGGTTTCCAGCTCCCAGTGTGACAAGATCACATCGCCACCATAAAGAATTACAATCGCTTGCACCATTAGGACAGCCAGATCGGTAATTGGAAAATGCAAATGGACGGGTTAGAAACCCACCTCCCGATGTGGTGCTGAAATTATGAAATGCGAGACCAGTGCCACCGCGAGTTGACATGGGGTCTGAAATGACCGCGGTAAAGTGGATACTATTACGATAGTACTCTAACTGTCGAACACCACGTGTACGACCAGACGATTCCGTACCATGAAAACTCAATACTACATTATTGAGCTGATTGAACCGATACACCGCTCTAGCACCTCCCCATCCATCAGATCCATAGGTAAAGCCTGTGCCCTCATCAACGAACAGGTTGTCCTCGAAATATAATGAACTTGCAGTGCCTACCGTTGATGGCGCAGCCCATGAAGCATCCCCGCACCCATTGGCCACTGCACCACACCCATTCGCGTTGTTGTTCCAGGAATCGTGAAAGGTGTAAAAACCAAACTTGAATTGATGAAGCGTTAATACGTTGTGGTCAAAGACACCACGTAGATAGCCACGTATGAACCCAGCAGCAGTACGTTCAGTAGTAACGCGATTATGGTCAAAACGAAAACTATCGGTTGCTCCATTAAAGGCCAGCATTCCTCGATTCGATGGATCAGCTGCCCCTGTCGCGTTTCCGTCAAAGCAAAACCCACTGATACGATGTAACCCAGAGCTTGCTGTAGGCCAAACAATAAGGCTCCACGTACCAGCACCGGTGTAGTCTGTATTATCCGTAATAGTTACTGGACAGTTGGTTGGCCTGCCCTCTGAATCCATTGTAGGCGTTGTCGCTGTTTTAAATGTAAATGCCACTGAAGGAAAATTAACTCTGGATGTCCATGTTGCGCTACCATCTGAGACGAGCACCGTGTCACCAGTAGCAGCACTATTGACACAGGTTTGAACACTCGACTGATCTGGTGTCGTGAGCCAGGTTGGGCTGGCACCCGTACAGGCTGTCATTCCACTCGATGACATGACTAGTACTCCAATACCAGCGATAATCAGAAAGATGACTAATTTCATTAACATCATATTTAACGGCCAACTCCTATCAGTGAGAGGGACGATGACGATCCTGCCGCATTGCATGACGAAGAAACCGCACTCGGATGCGCAACTTGTGTCGCCCCATTGACGGTAAGATTTATACTATCTACGGTAGGAGTTTCAGGCGAATCTACGCCACACACTTTCCAATAATGAACCAACGAACCTGCTTGGACTTGGTTTGGAAGTTGCGTTTGGAGATTCGTTACATCTGTCTGAGTGAGATTGATTCCACCATAGACCCCAAATTCTGCAATACGGCCAGCGGCAAAAAGCGTGGTATTATTGCGCGACATAAGATTGAGGACACGGTTGGGGTAGGTGCCTGTGTTATCGTTGTCAGCTTGTGTTGTCAAAGTTTGTGAAGTTGCATCTACATAGACCGAAACAATTTCAGCAGCTCCCGTTTGGGCGATGTCTAAGTTAATTACAAATTGATGCCAACCCGCTGCGCCCCAACGCGGAAATGATCTGATCGCATTTCCAACATTACCAGTATGGTGGACGTACGCAATCCCCCCACCAAACCCTGAACTATTTGGGTCCAAAAATACTCGATCCCCCGTCCCATCCCCAAATTCAAAGGCCAAGTCATCATCATCTGCAAAGCTATCCCACCAGAGCCAGAAGGCCAGCGCCACTTGGGTATAGGCAGTAAGGTTGATGCTACTGGCGGATTGTAAACTCTGATTCGTCCCATTCGTTTGCCGCGCAGCCCACCCCCGCATAGGCAGGAGTAATGAGGCAAGGACAACAAGCGCGAGTAAGAGGCTACGGAGCGAGCACATAAGTCATTACTCCTGGGGTTTGTACTGTTACTACTATTTGTAACACAACATCACTAATATCTCATTAGCAGCTACTGCACCAGTATCACTATTTGCAGCCCCGGTTGTAGTAGCCAAAGCAACTCCTGTCGCAAAGTTTATTCCAGTCTGTGGAATACCTATAGTACCACCACCAGTGGCGGGCAAACCAAAAACATTCTGCGGGGTATCTGTACCTACTGTGGGAGCTGATGCTTTGTTATACAACTTCAAGTAGCGAAAAGCGGCATTTGAGTTAGTAGCGTAAATTGCATATACTATCCCTGCTGATGCTTTAACACTTGTGGCATTAGTAGATGCTCCAGAGATTAACTGATTAGAAGTACAACCCGCTCTTGTAAAGTTGGTTCCATCAAATGAATATGGAAGATTCATCGTTAAGGCTATATTATTCTGCCCAGATGCAAATGATCCATCATCATTATCAATGGTAGAGCCAGGCGAGTAAGCACCCATTAAAATAAATATGGCAAATAGGGCTAATAGCCCACCCTTAGCCCGCTCTTTCCACGTTCCCATACAGCCTCCTAGAATATATTCCAACCAGTCTCACCATTATTACCAACAAGCTCTATAGCTTCATACTGAATAGTTAAGGTTGCAGTAGTGCCCCCATCTATTGTCTGGGTCCCCGACCCATCAATGAGACATTGGTTGGTACCAAGATTCTTGATCCAGTAATGCTTCCCCTTACGAGTGACTACAGAGATAAGGTTGATAGTCCTGTTGGCCGCAGTCGTGTCGCACTCAAGTACTTCATCTCCAGCCAAAGTAGTATAAGGATCATTGCCTGCATTAACTATTGTTACTACATGGACTCCCCCACCACAAGCTACACCAGTTGAACCGACAACACCAGTACCAGTTGTTACGTTGAGACAACCAGTAGCAAGGGCAGATAATGCCTGTTCATTAGTTAACGTTCCATTAGTTGTCTGTGTTATATAAGTAGCATCTACTGGTGCCCCGCCAATACCACGACTCGTAAAATAGTTAGTTCCGTCGCTAACAATAAGTACTCCTTGATTTAACCCAAGAATTATAGAACTAGCCCCATCAATTGTTGAAGTAGTAGGAGTTATAGTAACAATACCAGTACTACGGTTTTGCGCCCAGTAGTACCAACCAGCAGGAAAAGAGCCACCAGCTTGTGGGAGTGTCACCGCAATAGCCGAGGCGTTAGAATGTGTGACTAGCTTGGCGCGATCACCAGTTAGGACTGTATAGGTCGTACCTGTCTGAGCATTGACCAAATGTTTTTGGACATCAACATAATCTGTATCAGGGATAGCTTGTGCAACTACCCCTTGGCTCGCTGCCTTTAACAGACCACTAGAAACAGAACCAATCCATATAGAAGTATTAACGTAGGCTGATGTGACAGTTGTACATGTCCCAGCAATAGCAGTTGATAGTGCAGAGAGTAATTGGTTTGTACACGTTACACCGGCATAAGCTGTTGGGGCTGAAGCACCATTACCTAATACTGCTCCTGTTAGTGACACCTGCTGTAAGACAGGCCCCGCTGCTACATAGAGAAACGAAGAAGCCGTGCCACCCGTTACTGTAGTAGACCCAATAGTAATAGCACCTGATGGGCATGCCCCCCAAGCTGGTAAGCCAGCACTTACAATAAGACACTGGCCAGCAGAACCTATACCAAGCCGTTGCCAGGTGGAATTGAACCTAATGATATCCCCATTGACGCCAGCCGCAGGTGTAGTATCACTATGCGTAGAAGATAGCATATCATGATTGCTACCTCCTCCACCCCCACCACCTGGGTTAAAGATACCAGCATAGGTAGTAGTAGCCAAAGTGAGACTTAGTAAAAGACCAACAAGGTATTTCCGCATATTAGCCTCGTGTCCTAACTAAAGCAGTTACCCTATTCTGGTTATTCAGTACGCTAATATAACTAACTAAAGAATCACCAGCTAATTCCATTGGGAAGTACATTCCACCAAGTGGCACCTCGTATACGTTATTATCAGCCAACCCTTCAATAAGAAAGTAGAGGCGATGGACAGACATCGTTGATGCTACCCCAGCAAGAGTTGGCGCAGTTGTAGCACGCACGCGGATACCATACTCGCCTATAGGTACACCAGTCCCGTGCCCAGATGCCATTACAGACCAATTAGCGGGGGGAACCCACACAAGAACATTTTCCCCTGTGGTATAATTAGCCGCTGACCCAGCAAAGCCAATGAAGTTAGTTACCGAAGTCCATGTAGATGTCCCCGTACTGTATTCAAGGACTCTAATAGGTGAGCCAGTGGAGGCTGTTCCCACATCAATTGAAAGCCCATTGAATAGTCGTGGGCTCGAAACAAGGAACCCATCATTTACAGTCAGTGTTTCTAAGGCCGCGTCACTTGCAGCCGCAGATTGAAAATCAGTTGTATCATTTGTAAAGGTGGTTGTGGAATTAACCCATTGTCCAGCTTTCCATATAGCCTTGTCTAAGCGCACACCAACACCACACTGGACGACACTACCACTACGATTCTGTAAGGACGTATAGGCAAGCTGTACTCTAATCCCACCAGTTGCGCTACGCTCTTGTGAAAACAATACATGAGTATTTGAGTTAGGATTACCACCATCAATCAATGCTGTTGGAGCGGCGTCTACCCCTACCCAACGGCTATATTCCCCATCATTCCATCCGTGCATAATTATACTCCTGTAGCGGAAGCGGGAGGAATGCTCACACGCAACCTCCCGCTACAGCAGGCTATAGATTAAGGATCAGTTCGCGTAAGTCTTTCCACCTATGAAGGTCGGTGCCTTCGCTTCATGGCCCATTCCATCAGGCCCCCAGAATCGCTTCGGGGTGTACCGAATGTTCAGGCCAATAAACGACACGGTGGTAATCGTCGCAACTGTGGTACGGCTGACCCCCAATTGGAGGTACTCCGTAGTCTCAGGTAAGACACCACCATTCAGCTTCCCTTCATCAGTTACCATTACTGTGAATGCAACACCTGCCATATTCTTGAGCGGAATAGCTGTGCTCAAGGCAGTTGCCGCGGGCGCAGACCCTAATACAGTCGTGTCCTTCACATAGGGCTTATAGAGAACAGCCATTGTTGCTGACCCGGATGTATTGTTCGCAGTCCAGACCACACTGAAATAAAGGGGCTGGCTGAGATCCATGTCACCAGGGATTGCCATAAAATGATCGACTGCATTCGCGTTGGCCGTCAAGTTTAAGGCAGTGACCCCGGAAGTATTGATCTCGATAATTGACGTATCGTTGGCCGCACCTGTGCTCATGGACTTGATATCCGTAGCGGTGGTGATTTCGTAGTCCAGACCAGCAAACTGCCACGCAGGAATATAAATCCGCCCAGGCCGCCACACGACATGTGAATCATGTTTCAGACGATTATGTGATTGTACAAAATTAGGCATGTGTATTCTCCTTTCCTTTCAGTTAAATTATTCAGGAAAGGCGATAAACACATAGACTTTAGTATCTTCATTTACCACTGCATTAGATGGCAAGCCAAATCCAAGGACTGTACCATTATCAACTTGGGTAACCGCAATAGCAGATGATGCAACAGCGGTTGTAATGACTTCAACATTGGCCAAGTCATCCTTTGACCAGACCCATTCAGTATCACCATCTGTGCGGTTCCATGCGCGAATATACCCAGGTTTGAAACCAATATGTATATTCTGTGCAGCAGTCGTACCAGTGTATCTGCCAACAAACGGCCCACGAACAGTATCTGCAACACGAATTGCATTAGCCATAAAAACTCCCTTGTAAGGGTCTCTCTAGGTGGAGAGTTCCCACTATAAGTTATGAACCAGCACTGTGTGTTACAGGCGCTCCCCCAGGCCAGTTCCTCGTGGGAGATGGACGCCTTGTCCCTTACGGGGACGACCTACCTATCTTAAATGTTACTGGTTCAGACCACTAGCCATTACTAAATTCTATTAAATATTGAGAGTTCGTTTGTTCTGGTCTTGTTTGGCCGCTATACCCATAATAATTCCCATCAGGCCCTGGCAGGCTATTGGGGGCATCTGAAAACCTTGCATTACCAAACTTGTGCTTGAGCTGGTCATAGACTTCATCAGGTACATCAGTCCACTTATTAGGCTCAAGCCGATAGGTAATGGGCTTCTGGTTCTTTATATCAACTGAACCAGTTAAAGCATAATCGATATTGCGTATCCGTACTTTCTTCATTATCCCTCCGTATTGTACTCAACAACCACCCGCTGTGGGTTCCCACGCTGAGCGGTACTGACTCGCTCTGCATAGTCATGCTCCATGGCATGGTCACGCTTTACTTCCACATAGTCACCACGGTCCTTGTGTTTTAATAGACCTTTCCCTTGACTATGTGACCCCTGCCAACGCTCTGCCATTGCTTCAGCACTACGCTTACCCGTCACACCCATGAAGCCCCTTCGCAGGATGACCCCATTCAGTGTTACGCAATAAAATTGAATACCTAGGTCTTTTGACATCAGGTGGTCGCGGAGGGCGTGTTAGCGCCCTCCGCTCCTCTACACTATACTAGATTATAGTGAAGCTCCAGTTTGAATCTCCTGCCCAAAACTTTGGTTCAGGACATTACGAGCATCATACAGCTTCCAACCCATGGTCTGTCTCATTTCAAGTGGGTCATTGGCTCCACCTGATCCTAGTGGTTGTGTAATCACTCTTGCATTGTTACCAGCAAGATTGATCCCACCACCAAAGTCACGGCCTACGATGAAGACACTATAAATATCAGCAAACCCACCGGTATTCTTAATGTCAGTAGCTGCCGCAGTCACACCGGTTGACCCAAGAAGGACGTACCCCTGTGAGCTGGAAAGGAACCTGACGCCATTCTTATCAGCACCAAACTCACCCTCCATGACACCATTATGGCCTGCATATTCACTCACAAGGACGAACCCATCCAAGTGCCGTAAGTCAAAGGCTACATCCTCGTGGCACATAGCCCAGTAGGCAGGCATGATCGGAGTGGTACCCACGTTCTGACTGGCCATAATCATCGGCGTAAACTTCAAGGCGTTGCGAACCATGAGGGCACGGTACGCACGATCCAAGTCGTTTCTATCGATGATCTGGGTCACAGTCAATGTAGTAGTACCATTGACGAACGTAGTGTTAGTAAAATTAGCCCACGTATCACGGTACAACTGATCCATCGTGCGACCAGTTTGCTCACCCAATAGCTCCACATTCTCAATCGCATGCGGGTCGGGTTGGGTGGAAAGTACCATGTCACTATCTTCAATGAAGTCACCAAAAGGCTGAATGGTCGCTGACACATCAGTTTTGGTCTTTGACTTACCAGCAGGGTTGATTCCCTCGGCTAATGGCGTAGTCGCCACTGCGAGTTCCTCGAACCGACGCCAGATCATCGTCTTCCCACTGCGTCTCGCCAAGGGGTACATTTTGACACCTACTTGGTGAATCAACATGGGAACCCCACGCCGAAGCAGAAGGGTATTAAATAAACTCTGCGTCGCATCACTAGCGGTGCCGTCAGTGAAGCTTGTCGTTAAATTGGCCACAGTCGTCTCCTTTAACCCTGCTTAAGTTTGTGGATCAAACTCTCAAACTCATTGCGGGGCATCGCAGCAAAGTCAGGAGCCACCTTCTTGTTAGGTGTCCCCTTTCCTTTGATAAACGATTTTTCAGCTTGCGCGTTGATTTCAGTAAGCAAGTCCTTCCGTGCTTCCTTGACCTTGGCAGCGCCACCACCAGGAATCAACTTAGGATTCTCAGTAATAGCGAGGGCAGTAGCAACTAACTCCGCCATCGGCCCCAATTGTTTCATCAACTTGGGGTGACGATTATAGACTTCATTGCCAGCATTCCAAATATCACTGCCCTTTTCCTTCAGTCCTGGGAAGGCTTCATAGGCCTCTTCATACAGACCAGCAATCTCTTGGACGAGTTCACTCGCTTCAGTCTGTGCCTTGGCCTGTTCCGCCCCTACACGTTTGGATCGCTCTAACAATTCTTTGCGAATGGAATTGAGTGTCGTCTTGGCAACCCCTTCATTACGCTTGGCCTTCGTATATGCAGCTTCATCATTCTCAGTTCGTGCTTGCCGCGCTGCCATGCGCTCATCATAGAGGTTGTCTTCCCACTCAGTTTGGCCCTGAAGCAGTTGCTCATCAGTGTACTTGGCCAAACGGTTCTCACCTGTTTTATCAGATGAGCTACCTTTTGACATGACTTCGAGCTGGCCTTGGAGGTTGGCGAGTTGTTCACGCACCTCCTGGACTTCAGCACTTGACTCAGCCTTCCCTTTACGGACTCGGCTTAGTTCTTTGGTTAGTGCCTCTAACTTGGCCTGTAGCTCTTTGGGGTCATCACCTTCAGATTCCTCCGACGACGAGGTAGATTTGTCATCTGATTTATCGTCCGTTTTATCTGAAGTCTCTTTGTCCTCCGAGTTGCCGAACAAGGTTTTAAGGTTTAATTCCTCACCCTTGGACTCAACCTTCTCGTCAGTCTTTTGTACTTCTAATTCCATTGCAATACCTTCCTTCAACGCCCACTGGGTGGCGACCCCCTGAGGCCCGGCGACGGCCAATTACGCCCGTATATCAGCACAGTACTTATAACTCTTTAACCACCTTAAACACGTTTCTAATTGGTTAATTTTAGATTCGTTTTTGCAATACGTATGTAAAATAGGCACTGCGCGAGCTAATTCAGCCAATCTGTTAATTGACACACCATACATCCGCTTACGAGGTCTGCCTTGGGTGGTACCACGATTGTCATCTGATATTGATCTTGACCCACCAAGACATAGTGTAAAGAAATCTATTGGGTCTCTGTCCCCCATCTTAACCATTAGGCGTGGCCTCCCATGCACACCAGCATGGCCTTCACCATCAAACAACCCCGCCAAGTACTGCGCATCTGCTTCAGTAAGTATTGGGTACCTAGATGGGTTTAAGGACTTTAAGTTTTTACTGCCACCCTTCTTTACACTACCATCATTATAAATACCATGCGAATGTTTTCTACGCTCGCGCTGTAACAATGCATCACAAGCATGGCATAGGTGGCGATACCCCCGTGCATATGAGCAATCGCGCCTAGCGTTAGCAATATCTTTATCAAGTTTGCATCGCAAACATCTAAATGTCATCACAAATATCCTTCTGTCTTTGCCACAGTGGGTAGACAGTCAGTATCTTTATTCCTCCGAACCTTGACTAGGCCACGACTAATAGCATTAATGGCTTGTTCGTGGACCGTTGTATCATTCTCATTGCGGAATGGGGCAAAGTGGAGATGGAGGAGTTCGTGCACGAGGGAGATATCGTAGTCACACTCCTCACCGTTGAGGAACCGACTACTCAACCCTGGGAGATCTTGTGGATGAAGGACGTAGATAATGGCGTCCTTCCGTTGGAGATGTTGTTCACATTGGGCTAGGGTTTGATTATCGGCCATCTCCCACTGACGGACAATCCGTAGTTCCACAGTCCAATCTTGGAGGTATAGAATACGTTGCCAATAGGCAAGCTGCTTATGGAGTTCACACTCAAGGGCCTCATCATCCATGAAGTCTCCATGGTTCTATTTGCCATAGCCCATGATCTTACCATTAGACTTTACCTTACTGGCAAACTCACGTAGTTGAGTCTCACTCATTCCTGTGCGCGTCTTCTTACCCTTACGCTTACGGTTAAGCTCGGCACCCATGAAGCCCATCTGTTTTTCACTTACGGAAGGCATCAATAGTCCTTATGAATTACCCATGACATCCCATGTGGGAACACTAGGTTTGACGAAGAACCTAACTGAGAACATTTCCTTTGGGGTTGTGGTCATTACATACTGTACTGGGTCGGGTGTATATAATGGAGGCACCCCATTATCTAACTGACCTCTCCAATACCAACGAGTCCGCGTACCATCACATTTCACATTTCCTGTGTACCAGTGGATAGCATTCCCAAACACCCACCAAGACTGAAAGGAGCCAGCTCTCCCATCCTCCATGAACACGTTACTCCATGTAACATACTTTACAATACCAAACCAACTTCGCCAAACATGAGGAGTGGGTTCGCCTAATTGGAGGTGAAACCGCTCGTATGGTTTGGTATCTTTCAAGAGATTCAGCATTAGATGACTTACTTACCCTTACCAGCTCGCTTGGGCTTGAAGCCTTCACTTCCACTTACAGGCTTCTGTGGATTGCCCTGTGACACTCCACCCTTCTCATACTTTGTTGACGCGACACGATCCTTTGGATAGCCTGCTCCTGGCATAGTAACCTCCCATTATTTAGAACCATAACCCATTGACTTCACCATCTTGCTCATCTTCTTACCTGTCGTCTTTCGTACCTTCACACTTGTTGCCTCATACCCCATACTACGCGGTATCTTCATATTAGACCCCTGCCTGTGTCATACCTGCTTCAATTGAGGACCCACTTGCACTACCTGACTTGAGATTCCCAATCATGCCTTGGACTTGTTTATTTTGCCCCCCAGGTTCAGTAATACCTGGAGTGACGGGTTGCTCACTATCACGCTTGAGTCCTTCAGCCAAGCGGGTGGGCATCTCAGCAAGGTCAATCATCGCCTGCATGGTATTGGGGCCAAGTGGCCGACCACTGGAGGTAATCAATCCTGCGAGTTGGACACCCTGCTCAAACTGGGCTTGTCGCTCACTTGCGGTACCAGGGGACAACCGAAGGACCAGATCAAACTTGGTACTCTTCATGGCTTTGAGCATATTGATAACATCATCATCAGGGATGGGTTGCCCGCTAATGGGGTTACTGAAGAGTGGCTGGCCATTCCCACCGAGTGGGGTACTCAACTCAGTCACACCAATGATACGACGGATCTTTTCAACCGGGTAGTACTGTTGGACACGGCTTAGGAGCATACGAGCAAGATCAAGTCGGGCTTCCTCAAAGTTACGGAAACGTGGTTTGAGAATTGTTGCACCACCTTCTTGACGGGCACGAATAGCACGACCACTCACAGTTGCTTGGGTTGTCTGCCCCACTAGCTCTGCATTGACACCACTTATGCGTAGTATCGAGCGTTCACCATGTTGGAGCATGGCAAAGTGTCCTGAGGACATTTCTACTGGCTTGATCTGGGTGGGGGCAAGGGAGGCAAACTCTACGACGATACCAGGCTTGGAGCCCATGAGCTCAAGCTGTGTTTTATTGGCTCCACCAGTTCGACGATTCAACCACCCGCTATGCGCGCTGCTATTGAGGTGGGCAAGGATGTTACTATACCGTTTATTGTACTCATCTTGGGGGTCATGAAGGTTACGAACGATACCCATAATACTCTCAGGGTCATCGCTATACTGACGAGATATGTATGGGACATAGGGGTACAGACGATCTTCATGAGGTGTTTTACCACTATCAAGTGTCTCCCACCAGACCATCTCTGTCCATTCAGGTACTCGTGCCTTTCGCTTGACCACGGAGAATCTCTCGTAGATCTCCATGCCAGCTTCCCTCGATAGATTATCGACATACTCGATGGCAGCCTGTGGGTCAGCGAATTGAAGGTCTGGGACTGGTTGGCCAGTCATCTTGTCAGTGATGATACTGGTTTCATCCTGCGAGACAATATCGAGATTGGCAGTCTTTTCACGACCATGGAGTTCAGCAAGTTGGGCTAGGGCTTCCTCACCCTTATCCTTTGAGGCTACCTCTTGGACTTGACCAGTCTCGGTGTCGATCACAAGTTGGATGGTCGTCTGGACCTTGTGCCACATATGGAGGACTCGTATGCGGCCTGTCTCAGTGTCGTAGAGTTCACGAATCAAATTGGGGCCTGTTCCAAGCTGTTGGGATGACGCAAGGTAGTACTGAGTGCGGCTAAGCCATTCACCAGGGCGAGCGAGGTGTTCTTTACCAGGGTAGCGAGCCTTGAAGTCTTCAATGCTCATCCAGATGGCCTTACCCATAAAGGCCCCATCTTGGAGATCAGGTTCTGTAGCCCAGGGGTCAAATAGGAAGGCAAGTGGGTTGATACGGGAGACAACAATATCGCCCCAGACTAGATCATCACTATCGTCATTGGTGTGGAGAACTTCCCAGACCCCAAGCCCACAGATCGTCCCATCATCAAAGACCTTATCATCGATACGCGGGACACGACCAAACTCGCTCGCAGCCTTGAGGCTTGCTGTAGCGATCTCACCAAGTCTACGATCTTCCAAGCCACGGGGGAGAGCAGTGAAGTCAAGGTTCATCCCACGTTGCATACCCGTGACGAGTTCGACTTGTGGCATGACTTGATTAAACTCAAGGGCGGGCCGACCAGTCTTTTCAACTTTATCGCGGTCCCCGCGAAGCCATTGCTTACCGTTACCCTCCGTGACTTCGTAATCACGGAGCCACTTCGCACGGGCTAGTTCAGTCGCATTGAAGTGTGTCTTGATAAAGCCTTGGAGAAGTTGCAGGCGGTCAGAGTCTACAAGTGAATTCCCTGCGCCATACTGAGCGCCTAGCTCTTTACGTGGTTTAACTGGACGTGCCATAGTTAATGCTTACTCCTAGGGCAACGTAGCCTATCACGCCTGCGTCGGCATTCAATACAAACACGCGCTTTCACATTAGTAATATAAGTATTACTAACCGAAAATTCATGGCCTGCTATACAACAAGATTTCCTGCGTTGCCAATGGTCTCCGCGCAAAGTATTTACAGATTGAGTAACAGGTTCTAAATGGGCTGGGTTGCAACATGCCCTACTACGACAAAGATGGTCTAGTACCAAACCATCACCTACTTTCCCAATTAGTAGTTCATAAACAGTACGGTGGGCATTACGAGCTTTACCAGTGTATCTAGTGATTCCATAGCCATCTTGGAGTTTGCCAGTCCATAACCAACAGCCTTGTGGCTCAATCATTATCTTATCAGCAAGACGTTTGAATGAATCTAGTTTCATAGGCCCATGTGTGATTTATGTAATGGCTGTATGTCCATTTCAAATAACCAATCATCATCATTATTTTGTTTGGGGGTTGGACTCCATTTTACGTCCATTGGGCGGCTTGCCAAAAAACCGTTAAGCCCGTCGAGGTGGTGGTCGTTCCCGTCGGCAGGCTCCTCACGGTAGTCACCCGCAATGGAGTTCCTGGCTTTCTTCCACTTGTAGCCTTCTATCTCTTCAATGAAGTGACTACACTTGTCAAGTACAAATAGGTGTGGGGCACCCAGCGCACCAGTGACGGGATGCACATGAGTAGCATCAAGAGAAAGAAGCTCATTAATTCTGTTATAGCCTGCATCCCAGTCCTTTTGGTTTGGTACGGGGTAGATCCCGTGGTCCATGTATTCGTCTGCTACGGAGTACAGTTGGTCTTCACGAGGTGTGCCATGTTGGCCTATGAGTGTACGAGAGAATGCCTGACTATCAAGGTAGGTCCCTTTGATTTGGTAGGGTATGCGCTCACGGTGGGCTTTGATTTGTTGAGTGTGGTAGCTGACAGGCTTCTCCCCCTCGTAGTGCTCATCCACGACAAAGTAATTGAGGGCATCACATCCACAGTCACACTCTTTGATGATGACCCAGCCTACAGCAGTGGGGGCCGCGAGCCCGTGGTCAATATATTCGTAGCAGTCATCATTACTATCAAAGAGTGGTGTACCATCATGCTTAGTGGCATAGCGTGGAATAGCAGACTGCTCACGTTTCCATGTGGGGTAGACTAGCCCTTCAGCTTCTACCCATTTCCCCTCCAAGTATCGTTCCCACATAAGGGGCAGGTCCTTGTAGAGCTGCTCCATGTCTTGGAGATACTTGCGAGTAACAAAGCCTGCATTCAACCCATCCCATGCCGTTGCATGGTAGGCTTTATACCCTAACCTCCCAGGCCCTGACGGGCCGTGCTTACCTGGGAGACCAGCAAAGTACTTGAAGATCCAATGTGAAGGGCCTTCTGGATTGCAGGCACCAAACCCATAGGTGTTATAACAGACAAGATCCCATGTCGGGTCGAGTTGGCCCTTAGGGACACGATCATCAAAGGCAGGGAGTGAAAGCTGGCAGAGACGGCACTGAGTATCCCCATGAAGCGCATAGTGTCGTATGTTTTCTGACTTGGGACACTGGCCATGGACCCAATACTGCCTCATGCCATTATTGAGGATGGGGTTCTTACGACGGAGACGACCAACGAGGTACTTCCATACGTCCTCAGGTACTTCCTCTGTTTGGTCTATGGCAAAGAAACCGAGTGGTATGTTCTTGAGATCGTTGAGATCCTTGAAGTCACCGTAGATGAGTTTCCCACCCCCATACTCAGTCTTGAGCCGAAGGAACCCCTTCTGGTCATTATGCTGGGCAAGGTACTCCTCAGGTAGCATCTCATAGAGAGTCTGCATGGTACTAGCACGGAGGGCCTTACCATCGAGCCTACCGAGATAACCTAGATTGTTGGGGATGAGTAGGAGTAGGACAACCTTGGCAACGAGGGCAGTAGTTTTACCACTTGCGAACCCCCCACTGAACATAGTGAAGGGGTCGGTTGAGGTGAGGAAGGCTTGCTGCTGAGGAAGTTTATCCCATTGCCAAGCAGGGGCCTCACCAGCCTCGGCAAGGGCAGCTTGGAGTGAACGGTCACGGGTGGTCATTAGTTGTTAATACGATGGCTAGTAGGAATATGCTGATACCAATGGTTAGGCCGAAGTCATAGAGTTGCATTAGTGGTCTACTCTTTTGGTGTAAACCAATAAGGAGGAATAGACCCACCCAAAAGTGGGTTTCGCCGCTTAGCCATTTCACCTTGGAGTTCGGCCTGCCCCTTCATAATATCTTTAAGGTGGGCGTACCCAATAGGGGAAGAGTTCTGGAGGGTCTGGAGGGCTTCATCATGGTAGGCGGAGAAGGGATTCTGTATGGCGGCAGCAGTTTTATTCTCTAAGCGTCTCCCAAAAATATAATCATCCCGCTTCACGGCTTCAGGTAGATCAGTGCCTCGAAGCATCATCATGTCATCACGGAGCATCTTACTAGTGGGGACATTGAAGCCACCCATATCAGGGGCACGCTGAAGTTCCTTTATAAGGAAGTTGTTCCACCCACCCAATCCTTTACCGGCACGAGCCCACTTGGACATTGCCAATGGGCCAAAGCCCATCCACGCATTACGTGGGTCAGCCATGACATCACCTGCCGCATTGAGCCCCTGCTCCACACCAGCTCCAGCAGTCACAGTTGGTTCATGGAATAGACTGAGGTTAGCTTTGGAAGTGTGCATGCCACGAAGGCTATTGACTACACCTTCGAGAGCTTTCCAAAAGATATTGGGTTGCTCACTGTAGCCAAAGGTTGGTTGGGATGGTTGGAACTTATCTGGTGCGAGTGGCATGGTTAGTCATCAGGTGTGATGGTAAGATCATCAACGAGGGCCTGTACCTTGTTCCCTACCTCATCGTAGGCACGAGCAAAGATCTCTGAAATATCCTCCATGTACTTGGCATATATCTCATCTACACCGACATCATTATCGGAGTCATCCAGCTCCACCTCATAGACCGGTTTCTTAGCCATACCCCCCCCCCTAGGACCCCCACTTAAAGTAGAGTAGGAATTCAATAAGAATTCATACTCTACCGGTTTTAGAGCTGTTTTTCCGCACAGCCCAAACATTATAATTTATTAACTCATTGAAAATAGGCTACATTAATTTGTTCTAATCTTCCTTTTCCTTCGTTTAGTAACCTGCCCTGGGTCCCACCATGACCTATTTGCCCTCCACTTTTTGGTGTACTTGGCAGTGTGCTGGCTGGTGCGGCTGATAGGTAGGCCACACATACTAGCTTGCTCACAGGCTTTATAAGTGGCTGTTTTCTTTGGGTACATAGTATAAGACTTGGGGTGAATAATATACTGTATACGATATAATTCTAAGATGGCGTGGTAATCTCCCTTGATAAACAATCACTTACACGGCTGCCTGGTGATGCCCCTTGTTCCAACATCTGTTGTACATTAAGTCTAAATGCCTCACATGCCCCCTGTGATGGGAAATTGTCCACCGCTTGGTGATTAGTGGTAGCCCCTGCCCCAAGTATAAAGAACAACCAAACTATGCCTAGTACCATACAAACCTCCTTAGAATGTTATAGTCACTCTAACCTGTTGATTTCCTTTTATATTTTCTGATAAAAATTACATAGGTTGACACTGTATGCTTTGGTACATAGACTATACTCCAGGGGGTCAGCGGTACCATAACAAGGGTACTCCCCCCTAGTACAATATACTTAGTAGCTATTACCTAGGTATAACATATACTTAATAGATAATACCTAAGTATGTATCGGGGAGGGAGCCATTCTTATGGCGTACCCTTCCCCGTAGGTAGCGTTAGGTAGGTAGTGTGGCCTAAGGTTTGCCCCGTAGATAGCACTAAGTAGGTAGTTTTGCCTGAGGATAGTCCCCCACTTACAACTATCTAGTCTTAAACACGTAGAGTAAACGAAGTGTTTTCTTATCTAGATAACCATTATATAGAACAAGTCAAGGGGTATTACCTACATTATTTTCATTAGCCCAGTCTATGTGGTCGCCCCCCTTGGCGGGGGGCTCCTCGCCGGTAGTAGTTATAGCTACTGGTAACGGCCTAATGTCTATGACCGGGTGAGCTGGCTCCAGGATACGTTGGGCAGTACCGGCACCTAGAGATCCAAACAACTGTATGACTAGATTACTACCCAGTGGTTGTACTTGGTGGGGGAATGCCTTATCAAAGGCTATACCAGCACTAAGCACTAGCCTGTAGAGAGCATTGAAGTCCTTTTTCCCGTAGGTCTGAGCAGCCTTCAAGCTACGATCTACTAATACCAACGCCGTATTAGCCCAGGTGTCACGACCCTTTTCACCTTTCTTTACTATAGGTTGTGCAAATGTAGGTGCGTAGGTCTTAGTACTATAGGTATTGCCCCCTAGCTTACGTTCACTAGGGGTTAATTGGCGTCGCTGGCGTGGGGGGATCGTGGACGGTACGGGTGTATTACTTACTGGTTCAAGCATAGATTGGGCTACCTGTGTCAATTGTGCAATAGTATTATCCACTACTGGTTTACTAGTAGGCTTGCGCTGCGACTTGGGCATAATCACCTAAGGGTTAATGGTTAGTGGACAAGTCTGATAAACGTCTGTGCTCTCAAAGGTATTAGCCCAATCCTCAAGATACAAAATAGCTTGCCTCATTGCATCTCGATCCTCACGAAACATACCTATTGCTGTATTACAGCCATTACACAAGAACCCACGTGCTCGTTGGCGTTTATGGTCATGGTCTAAAAACAACGTGAGCTTTCCATCATCTGCTAATGGTTCAATACCACATATTGCACACTTCCCATCCTGGCTAGATAATTTAGCTCGGTATTCTTCTATAGTGATATTTGCCCTGGTGCAAGCCCGTAGGTAACTCCGAGCTTGCTGATATCGCTGCGAGCTTTGCCGTTGCCTGGTGCGCCGCTGCTGAAGATCCACCCATGAAATGTTTGGCCGAGCTGTGGCGTGTATCATTTTTCTAACACTCCTGTGGTAAAAAAGTTACAATTGTGGTGAAAAACACTGGCATGAAAGTTGCTCCCAACAAAACCATAATTTGTACAAAATCAATGAGTTACAAAACCACAAAAATCTGGCCCGCGGTTTGCAGTTCATCCTGGCAACGAAGCGGGATCGCATATGGCTAAGGCCAAGACTTTCCCGCTCACTGGCATGCGTGGCATGCTAATTCACAACACGCGCTGTTGTGGGGGCTAATGAGGTATAGCATGTATCCAGTACTAGACAGGGCAGTGCAACCTAGCTTGAGAGTGTTCCTTGTCTCTCTAACTCACATGCCTGTAGAGGTACAGATTGACCTGCTAGAACAGGCTACTAAGCAGATCACTGAGGCAGTAGAGGCAACACTAGCATAACCTATAGCGGCCTATTGAGAGGGGGTGAGTCTATTGGCTAAGACAGCAAGTGATTGGGCAGGTATGACTGCTGATGAGCGTAGGAAGTTCTCAGCCGAACAGAAAGCAGGTGCAATCGAGGCAGTGGAGTCTAAGGGCTTTCCCACTGGTTTGAAGGTGATAGTAGGGGGTAAGGAGTACATTGCAAGACCAGTACGATGTACTGAGTCTGGGGGTGTCACGTACAATCTGACCCCACGACAGGCAACGGTGGGCAAGTACAGTGCAAGGTTCAATAAGTTTTCATTCACACTCATGGGCGAGGGAAGTGAGGTGGCAGACTCATTTGAGTCTGAGACTATCCTCTAGCCTTGCTAGGGTCCAGTAGTCTACCTACTGGGCCTTGTGGAGGGCTTACTACTGTCACTCGATGACAGCAAGTAGCAGGGTACTTTCCCGATGCCCTAACCCATCGGGACGCGGTAGGCCCTCCAAAATTGGCCTAGGCGATGCAAAAATCACGAGCGCGACCTGGCACCGGGACGGGGCAGCAAAATTGATCCTGGGGCAAGCACGGCGATTCTAGCGGGTATTTTGGGGGGCCTGAGTCTTGGCAAAAAACACGGGCATGATTCACGAGACAGGGGATAGGTGGAAGCTAGATATACTTATCCCTAATAAGGATAGGTTACTAGTAGGCCCGCAGGTACCGCGCACTAGCAGGATGTATATAGCCACTAGGTCTATTATCTTGCATACTAAGTTATCACCTGCCCTTGCATTTTGTATGCCTATCCATTCAGGTATGGAGACAACACTAGATGAACAGAAACGAATGAGGCGAATGTATTGTAGTGATAGACCCTTACCAGGAGACCGGCTACTATGACACCTAATCTAGCTAGACAATGTACTTGTAGGTGGTATCGCAGGCTCTGGTTTATCCTTACAGGGAGATAGTATAGTATATCATACATCCCCAGGAGAAGGCAAGACTTGGAGTGATTCTATGTGGTACTTAATCCTTATTCTCTTAAATATAGCGCCAGGATTCAATAAGGTCACTATCCTAAATACCTATAGTACCTTAGAAGAGTGCCAACACGAGAGTAAACGTATAGGCTTTGAGATGACAGTAGCATACCCCAGTGAACATAATTTTATTATTGCCTGTCAATTGAGCCCAAGACGCAAGTGAGGCAGGCTACTACTGAACTAGAGAAGTAATCTAGTCTCACCTAGAGGTTATAAGCTAGGGCTGCTTGAAGTCCCAGTAATGGCACATATCCTAAATAATGCTGGGGTGCAGCTTATAACCTCGAATGGGCCTAGCGTCAAAGTGGTTACAGTCTAGACCATCGAGTTACTGTAGACAAACTATGACTTGTATACAGTTGAGACCAACTAGGCCCTTCATTGAGCTAGCTGATAGGGAGTCAACCATTGGTTGCAACCATAACTAGTCTGCTAGCTTTACAGGGTAAGTAAGGTTGACCTAGCGCGCTAGTTACTTACCTATATAACCACATGAGGTATTCCCATATGCCCCAGATGCAAAGGTTATTTAGTACGAGATATAGGCTTTCAATGTATCACCCATGAGGGAGCAGCCTATCACTGTGTCAACTGTGGGAATTATATTGACTTACATATCCTGAGGAATAGACGGCTCACATTAGCTGAGCGAAAGGTGAACACTGATAGGAGAACCAGACATAGTGTAGAGGATGATACTTATACTCTATCTGGTTTTAATACTCTATTCTTGGATAGTATATGATACCAGGGGGTGGGAAGAAGGAGATACCGGCTATCAAGACTATAGAGACCCTATAGTTCAGCGGGTGAGCTCTTAAACATCTGGTAATATATGGACTATCTACGTATCCACTCAATTCATCTATGTGCTCACTGTCATACACAAACAGTATGGCGATATATGGAGCATTATAGATGCTGGGTGTGTGGTGGTAGTCAAATTGTAGAGAGACTCAGGAGGGCCAAATGAGATATACCCCTATCGCAATCCTTCATGTACCAGCCGTTGGTTCACCTACTGGATGGTTCAGATCTGCCAAAACTATCTATATCTCAGCATACACGCCAGCGTGGCTTGTAAGAATCATTGATGAGTGGGGGGGAGTATAACAACAGGAGGTACTGTAATGACCAACCAAGAAGCATTTACAATAGCTGTCCAACATACTAGGACACAGGGTATACCAAGTAGATTATCATTTCCTGAACTAAAGTGTCTATATAGGCATCCAGATGGTATTCGAAAGTGTATTGTGGGGGCATTAATACCAGATCGTGAATATTCTAGACATATGGAAGATGTATCACTTTACGTTGTCGTGACTATGACACCATCTTTGAGGTCTATAAATATTTACTTACTTATGGAGTTACAAAAAGCCCATGATGCAATGATAACTACCACACCTTGGTTAGAATGGATGGAAATAGAGTTTATTCGTATAGCACGAGACTTCGAGCTCCAAGTTCCACCACATCCATGCTCAGTAGAATCAACAGACGTATCCAACAAGTGTATCAATAATGATGTGCAACAGCTAGAGAACGTCAACGCTTAGAGAAACTCAATGATTAGCCATAGACTCGATACCTTCACATATTTGAGCCCACAGGGCTTTACTGTTAACGGGCTATGTGCCTGTGGTTTCTCAGTACGCTTGGAACCAATGATTGAACATAAACAAGCTGTTCAAAAAGTCCAAGTTGCTCATGAGGAGCATCTTATCAAGATACTTGAGCAGGCATGGATAGGAGCAGTGACTAAATGCCCTACTATACTACCACTCTAATACGTGGTTTTCCATACAGGCTAAACATTAAAAATGAATGAAAATGAGCCAAGTGTACGAAAACATAGGCGAACAAAATCATCATACCTTGATGGATTAACCTTCATTGATGGTGGGGTAATCGTCGGTACAGCCTTTGGTATCATAGTTATTATTATAATAATGCTATTGATACTAATAGACTTATACAAGACATTTTGATAACACTATACCGTGGGGAGGGGGTGAAAATATGACGCTAGAAGAATTCCTCAAGGATACATTGTGTAAAAGTGGTATTCAAGAGGCGGCAGGGGTAGAAATCACGTTTAATGATGGCCGCAAACTGACCATCCATAGTGATGACCACCCAGCCTTAAGACAAACTGTAACTCCGGGTGCAGAGCCCACAGTCAGGCCGGTCCAATCTGCTCAAGGTGGCGACTAGATTCATCTAGTAACCCCTACCATGGTGGGGGCGGGCCTAGTGCCCGCCCCTTGTATTTATAGACTCTTCCTACTATTAATTATTATTGATAGTAGAAAGAATCCATAACATAATGGAGGCTCTAATGTATATTAGTTCAGTACCCCCTAATCCGACAGCGGTCGCTGCTGCTGCAACACCATGGTTACATAGGCTTCTTGATGAACCGCGAATGTGTGGGACAGGTTTACCAGCTGTGATACGAGCATATATATATGTTAGTGAGCAACCCCACCAACTCATATACGGGAGCTGGCAAGTGGCGGAAGGGAGTATCTATCTTCCACGTCTAGCAGGTGACTGTACAGTACACCCACTTACAAAGCTTGCGATCCTTGCTGCCCTAGCAAGTTACACAGGGGCAACAAATGATGCTACCCTTGTTACGAAGATCACAACACGCTTAGTAGGACTTCTTAAAGAGGAAGCAATGGGTACCTATAGCAATGTTGTGAGATCCTATACTACGCCTTCCCGTCTTGCTATTGACCAAGATAACTACCAAATTGCGGCAGAACTAAATGGAAGATGGCTCCTACCAAGTGGTGCCCCAGTGGAGGTAAATGATAAATGGATAACTATGGACTTCTAGCCCTGTCACGGCAGCTAAATACTGTTTTGGCAAGTATTAGTATGATAAAAAATAGTGCCCCTCCTACTTGGGAATGGGCTGCAACTCCAGTTGTCATGCCTGAGTCAAAATGCCCATTTTGTCTAAAGCCTGTTCGTTCAAACGCAATATGGTTTTTAGATGGTCCTAATAACTACCGATTACTTGGGATACTTGACTTGGCAAAGACAAAGGTGGAATTAGTATTCCCTAATCATCCACATAATAATGGTGGTGGATATCTATGCTTAGGTAAAAATACCGATGGTGTCGCTCTCCTTGCAAGTACACCAAATATTCTAGATGCCCCAATGGGGGCAAAGTTTATTCCACGATGGCTTCATATATATTGGGGCCATCATTGTACCCCAGCAAGGAATAAGCTCATGAGTTGGGGGCAGATAGAGCTAGTAAAGGAGTATGATGAACTATGATACATATTGTTGGGCTTGGTGGTGTCGGGTTTTGGCTAACAGTTGGGTTATCGCGGGTAGTCCCCCCTAATCTACTGCAATGTTGGGATGATGATACCTTAACAGGGGGGGCTGGAGCCGCACGTCTACCGTGGGCTCCACCAACTACTAAGAAGGCTGATTTACTGCGGGGCTTCTTGAGTATGGTCTTTGCCGATGCAATACTGCCCTCATTTGTAGACCGAAAGTTCAGTGGGCTCTTACACCTCAACGCTGGTGACACTGTTGTTGACTGTACTGATATGCCACTTGAAAAGCGTAGGCGTATATGGACCATCGTAAAGAATAAAGGGGTACATATTATACGAGTAAGTTATGATGGCCGTGGATCAACAGTTGTGGTCTCAACCGGCTTACCATTGCTAGCGCCTATGGCTGGTGGGTATACAGCAGTCCCTTCACTATCACTGTCCTTTGCAGCCGGTGGAATAGGAGCAGAAGCAGTCAAGCGATATCTTGATAATCCAGTTCCCCACTTTACCACATCACTATCAATTGAGGAGGCAATGAAATAAATGATTACAGTGCCAATTGTCGAACAATGCCCGTATACCATAAGTGGGTTAGGCACAATTAAAATATCACATACTATACTTAGTACACTCGCAGGTGCAGTATATGATAATATAGAGTGGATTGCTCTGTTAGTTGGGACTCGAAGTGAGAATGGATTGGATATACAGGTCAACTCTCTTCGTGTCCCATTACAAGAATGTAGCCACTCAACCTGCGCCTTAGTAAGACAGGAACCATTGACACCAGATGTTGTAGGTGTTGTACATTCACACCATAGTATGAGAGCATTCTTTAGTGTGACAGATGATAAGACACTGAACACCCGGTTTCCAATGTCATTAGTAGTTGCTCAGACTCATCATGATAGTCCTACCATAGAGCAGCTTCTGGGGTTTAGTTATAAGGCTGAGGGCCGAGCTGCATTACCTTGTGGAAGTATAGGCATCATACCATTTCGGCTCATTCCAACACCAACTATAATGGAATGGCCTGAAGTATTAGTCTCAGGGTTTAGTGCACCATCTGACCAAATAAGCTTACGATTATGCCCCCGTACTACAAAGACACGAGTTGGCTTTTCACATGACTGTACAACTCCGTGTGGTATTACTAGGACTGAACCAGCCACTACCATCTTTGGTCGTGATGGTAAGGAGTTTCTTAATGAGGTACAGACAAATACTCGTGGTTCTAGGTATAGTGAGAATGGCCTTATTGTAGTAGATAATAGAATGGCATGGGAGAAGAAACGCGGTAAGCACAACGTCTGGAGTGATGATGACGCTATACGACATTGGAGTGAGGGAGGATATTACTAATATGATTAAAGTACAGGTAAATAGGAAGAAATGGTTTCGTGGGCAGCAGGAAGGCTCTCGATTACTCCTAATGAATGGTAAGATGTGTTGTATTGGATTCCTTGCAAGGGAGCTTAGGTTCAAGCCTAAAAATATTCGTAATGTAACTACTTTATGTAGTGTTAGTAGTGATCGCGCATACAACTTTGTGGATGCTCATGAGGATGCGTTGAGTCAGGCTTATGTTGTTAATGACCAACCTGACATAGATAATGTAACACGTGAAAAGGAACTTAAAAAGGTGGGCGAAAGGATGGGTGTACAATTCATATTCAAGGGCTGATAACTATGGGTAATAGTGATAGAGGACGGGGCTAACCGGACTCGCCTGTTCCTTGCCCTATTTAGATACACTGGCATATATAGTGAATGGCTCAGCTACTTCCTGCTAAGGAGACCACGCTGAACCAGCTTGTTCTTATATGCCTATAACATGGAGACATGGTGTTGGCTACAGTTACTTCTGGATTGAAAACACTGTAGTCGCTTGTTCCTGTCTCCTATACCATTAATAAAGGAGGTAAACCCCTTGAAGACTAATAAAATAGTAAAGCCAGAGCCAGTTGTTACACATGGTGGTGGTCATGCAGTACGGCAGACAGCAGAGGCAGAGCTACGCAAGACCGTTGCCACCTGTCTATTGTGGGAAGACACCTTCTATGAGGAGGGAAATAGTATAGCTACTAGAATAACTGATCTCTGTACTAAAGTAAAACCAGAAGTAATAGTAGCTCTCGCACAAGAAGCACGGACTGAGTTTAAGCTGCGCCATGTACCACTATTCTTGCTACTTCAACTTGTCAAGTTAAAATCACCCTTGGCTCAAACTGCCATTGCCACTGTTATACAACGTCCTGATGAAATGGCTGAGCTATTATCACTCTATTGGAAAGATGGACGCAAGCCGGTAGCTGCACAGCTCAAGAAGGGGCTAGCAAGGGCATTTCCTAAGTTTAATGAATATAACCTTGCAAAGTGGAATAGAGATGCTACTATTATGCTTCGAGATGTGATGTTTATGGTACATCCAAAGCCTATCAATGAGGAACAAGCGGCCACTTGGAAGAAGTTAGTTGATGGTACACTTACCAGTCCTGATACGTGGGAGGTAGCCTTATCTACAGGTAAGGATAAGAAGACTACGTGGGAGAGGCTTATAAATGAAGGCAAGTTGGGTGATATGGCCTTCCTTATGAATCTACGGAACATGATGCGAGTTGGGGTAGAACTCAAGCTTATAAAAGATCGTTTAGCTGCGTGGTCCCCAAAGTCTGTTGTACTTCCATTCAGGTTTATTAGTGCAGCTAAGGCTGTACCCGATCTTGAGGACTCTTTAGGCCATGCTATGGTTCAAGCACTACAAAGCCACCCAGTACTTACCGGGCGTACTCTATTCGTCATTGATGTCAGTGGGTCTATGCACAGTGGTATTAGTAGTAAGTCTGAGGTCACACGTATTGATACAGCTTGTGCATTAGCTATGCTCTTACGTGAGGTATGCCAAGAGCCAGTTATCTATGCCACAGCAGGTGATGATAGTATACAGATACATAACACACAAAAGGTTCCACCTCGGCATGCTTTTGCCTTACGAGATGCAATCAATTACAACTATGAGTCTTTGGGCGGTGGTGGGATATTCTGCCACCAAGCACTTAGCTATATACAAAGTCAAGAACGTAACCCATTTGACCGTATTGTTGTCTTTACAGATGAGCAGGATACAGACAATAATAAGGCAAGGCGATTGTCTAATGCTCCTTTACAAGGCAAGTATAACTATCTAATAAATATAGCTTCCTATGCCAATGGCCTTGAGCTTAAAGGCGGGTGGACTCGTATCAATGGGTTGTCAGAACGAGTAATTGATTGGATTATCTATAATGAAAGGAGTGGACAATGAAACTAAGTGAAGCAATATTATTAGGGAGTATAGGCACTTTACAAGGGACTGGTAATACTACAGCATATAAAGAAAGTCCTACGCGATGTGTTATTGGTGCTGCACTATTTGCCATCGGTAGGGAATGTAGTATGCATGATGACCTATATAAACCTTATATCTTACTACTTGAAATATGGCCTTGGTTGGAAGAACAAGGCTATAGTCCTAAATGCCTGTGGTTAAAAAATGATGAAGGTTGGACTCGCCCACAAATAGCGGCATGGATAGCAACAATAGAACCATGGGAAGACCCAATCGTAACCGAGGCGATGCCATGTACAAATGTATGCTCATATTAAGTATAGTTCTCTATACAACTATATCCTATGCAGAAGGATTGAAAGAACCTGTCTACCCCCCTTACTGTTGGGTCCAACCACCAGATAGCGAGCTGTGGTACCCTTGTAATTCTGAAGAGTCAAAGGATGTAAACTGCTTGCATCTCATGGAGACAGCCATGAAAGCCGTTGATCCTTATATAGATAGTATGAGTCTCCCAGAAGACATACGTGAACGAATACTAAAACTGTGGGATCGTGCTAAGAACTCCTGTTGGTCTGACTTGAAGGATGAACAACCACAACATTATCATTAAGGAGGATCAGATGAAACTTAGTGAAGCGATACTTCTAGGGAGTATAGGAAGTGAGCAAGGATTTGGTAGTGAAAGTATTTTTTACGATAGCCCAACGAAGTGTGCATTAGGTGCCGCACTTCTTGCTATAGGGGTGAAGGCTTGCCGTGGGGATCGCGTATATGATCAGCTAATTGGCATATGGCCATGGGTTAACGGTAGGGTATCATTTTTAAGCTCTTTTGGCTTTGCAATCTACAAATGTGAAGGTTATAAAATAATTTGGAGGCTTAATGACATACAAAAATGGAGTCGCCCCCAGATTGCAGCTTGGGTAGCAACAATAGAACCTAAAGAAGTTGAACAACCACAGGAGACTACTACCCTTGTCGAAGCAGCTTGATGATGAGCTTATTGATACCTTACATACTATCTATGCCCTGAAGGCTCGTAGTCCTGATGAACTAGAGGACTATTTTCATGATGCAATACTAAAGGCCATAAATCAGGGGAAGCCATTAAAGGAATGGCTTGGGTATATATACCAGTCAGTCTATAAGCGTATTGCTTGTGGTCAGGAGGTACGTAGTTACCTTCCTATCGAAGAATCACTTATACCTGATAATAAGCCCCTTGATACTGCTCTACAAGTTGATATTAGAAAGGCCCTTTCTACGATCTCCCCATTACGCCAACAGTATATCTATGACTACTTTTATGAAGGCTATACAACAGAAGAGATTGCGGCGAAGTATGGTGTTGGTAATCAAACGGTAGGTACAGTTATTAGGCGTGGATTGAAAGAGATGAGGAAGGTATTAGAGGAGGAGAAGTGACGAAGAAAGACTTTATCGCATTAGCTGACTACCTCAAACATTATGGAGCGTGGCAAGAATACCAACTAGGTATTCTTGCTAAGTTCTGTGCCTCACGTAATCCACGATTCAAGCGTACACGATGGTTAGATTATATTAATGGTAAATGTGGGCCTAATGGGGGGAAACTAGTGTGAAGCCAATTATCCTTGTTGGCAGAGAGTATACACTATGAGTCTATCAGTTATTAGCAAAGCAAGAGTACCTATTAAACTATGGTCACCTATCCATGAGGTAGAATCATCAGCTATAGACCAATTAGTGAATACTGCAAATATGCCCTGTGTCTTCAAGCATATAGCAGTTATGCCTGATGTACACTTGGGCAAAGGTGCTACCGTTGGCAGCGTTGTTGCCACTAAAGGCGCGGTCATGCCTGCCTGTGTAGGAGTAGATATTGGCTGTGGTATGATGGCTGTTGAAACCCCCTTCAGTGCCGATATGCTTCCTGATAGCCTTGCGGGACTACGCGCTGAAATAGAATGGGGTGTACCTGTAGGTTTTAATACACATAAGGAGGCTCTTACTGAGGCAATAGAGTGGACAGGTATGGTTGACTTCAATAATATACCAAGTGAACTACATGATAGGGGCAATAAGACACTGAGGCAACTTGGGACACTTGGTGGTGGTAATCATTTTATTGAAGTATGCCTAGATACAAATGATAGAGTATGGATAATGCTCCATAGTGGTTCGCGTGGTATAGGTAAGGAGATTGCTGATATCTATATCAATAAAGCCAAGGGATTGATGAAACGATATATGATTGCTCTCCCTGATCCTGACCTTGCCTATCTTGTTGAGGATAGCCAAGAGTTCAAGGATTACTGGCGTGATCTTCAATGGGCTCAGGACTATGCTATGAAGAATCGGGAGATAATGATGAATCAAGTTATGAGGGCCATGGCAAAGGTACTATTAGGTAACTGGAGACTTCCAATCAGGAGAATGACTGAGGTAAATTGTCACCATAACTATGCAAGTAGGGAGCATCACTATGGGGAGAATATCATCATCACTCGAAAAGGTGCTGTCAGGGCTAGAGTATCTGACTTTGGCATTATCCCAGGTTCAATGGGAACACGCTCCTACATCGTCAAGGGACTTGGCAATGCTGAATCATATCATTCATGTTCTCACGGAGCTGGTCGGTGTATGTCACGAACACAGGCGAAGCATAGGTTTACGGAAGCTGATATACTCGTGCAGACAGCAGGGGTAGAATGTAGAAAAGATATTGGAGTACTTGACGAGATACCTGGGTCATATAAGGATATTGACCAAGTAATGGAGAATCAGAAGGATCTAGTTGAGATAGTAGCTACATTGAAACAATGTGTTTGTATCAAAGGTTAGATCCTCCATAACCCACAGGTTAGCCGCTCCATAGTATGTGTGCTGGGTGAGGCAAACCTACTCACCATGTGTAATTTCCCTTGATGTATGAGCCAAGTAGCATCAGCCTTGCCTGTCATATAACTAGATCCACGAGAGGAGTTGATAACCTCAATAGGCTTCTCACTATCAAACTTGCGGGTATGATGCAGTATGACTAGTGTATACCCGTGGAATAGCTGCATGAGAGCATCCCCTACTTGCTTCATTTGAGTACTATCCTGCTCATCACAGGAATGGATCTCACGAAGTACGTCTACAATCACAACATCAGGCGTAGTAATAGTGAGTGTATCCTGTAGGAATCGTTGGTGTTCAGCACTTAGGATGTGCATTGACCGTGGGTTATCATCAGGATGAACCATGAAGAATGGCCCACCTAGATTGACACCAGCATGTTGGATCGAAAGGATACGATCCCGCCATATCAGTTCACTAGGGTCAAACTGTAGGTAGAGAACCCTAGACTGGTGGCACTTCTTGTGGAGGAATAACCCACCTTGGGCCAACATGAGGCCAAGTTGGAAGGCAAGGAATGACTTACCAGCAAATGGCTCACCAAGGAGGAGCACCATTCCAGGCTTAGGTAGAATGTCTGGGATGAGCCAATTCAACCTTGGTCTCTCTAGTGTAACATAATCAGAGAGCATAACAGTCCTTATCATAACACCACCTTTCGCGTAGGGCACATACTGGAGCCGCCCGCCTAAAGCGGGCGGCGTATATTCTATATAGTATAGATAGATTAGGTGGTTGGTGTATAAATAGAGATGAGTGATTTCGTTGGAGTTTGTGTGGCCCGTAGAACGGGCAGACCTGTGCTATTACGTTTGCTCATGCAAACTACCACTTTTTCGGGCTTTTTTCCGCACAGTTTTTCGACATTAAAAATAATTAATTTTCGCGGCGGGTGTGCGGAAAATCGGCTGGAAAAACGGTAGAGAGGGTTAGATAAAATTGAGCCGCGCAATATGAGGTGACAATGACAGAACTCCCAATCTACCCACCAACCAGAACAGATGTGTGGGATAGATGTGCCTTGTTAGATTACTTGGAAAACACACTACACCTAGTACCCAAGCAGGCTGATCGTAAGCTGATAGGTGGGTTAGCGGGCAGGGCCTTTGCCGTAGGCACTGCGGCCATACACCAGGGGAAGACACCTAAGGAAGCCGTGGATGAGGCAACTATGCTATTCCATACCGACCTGACGCATTATGCCAAGTGTGGGGTGTCCTTTGAGTCAACCATCGAGGAGATTGTGGATGCCTCTGGAATTGCCACAGTATTGCCAAAATATCATGCTGCTGACCCCTTTAAAGGATGGACTATACAAGACGTGGAACAGAGGCTACCTGATCATGGTCGGTGTATCATCGACTTAGGAGGACTAGACCAAGATGGTGTCCTAGCCGTAGCAGATGTGAAGTATAAGCAGAATCTTAGTGCCGAGTATGAATCACGTATCATAGATGAGTACCTAACTAGTTGGCAGTTCCTTCACTATCCGTGGGCCTATGGTGAGTATAAGAAGCAGGTATGCCATAGGATGTACCTCTGTCTAGTAGTCTACAAGCCAAGATTTCATGTGGTTTTGATACCACATGAAATACATCCAGAGACACAACAGATATGGTTGGCCAGTGCAAGGGCCAAGTGGGGTAGGATGGCTAACCCCAATGCACAGTTGGAAATGGCCACTCGGCATAAGGATATGTTTGGTTTGTGCTCATTCTATGATGCCTGCTTTATATTTCATTTGGACGAGGGGCTTATGCAGACTAAGTATGTCCAAGTGCCTGACCGACGCAAGTTAGTAGAGGTACACCCGTAGAGGGCGGGGGCTGCCTGTAGAGCAGTCGTGGTGCGACTCCACCCCTCTACACCATAAAAGGTACAGTCCTATTATGGGAGAACGGCGCAGAAAAAAGCTTACTGAACTAATTACACACTGGAAGGAGAGCATGTGAGAAAACGCTTCAATCTAGACACCGCAGAATTGGATGGCTACACTATACTTGTACATGGTGGGAGGGCCTCAGGAAAGACCTACCTTACCGGTGACTTCCTCAAAACTGAGTCAGCCTTTGGCCCAGTACGCTTCCTCAATATTGTGGGTGAGGATGGTAACCTGACACTACGAGGTATGGGCTTAGGTGATATTGGTGAACATATTGACTCACTCGATGACTTCACAGCAGCACTCAAGGAGTTTCAAGAGAAGAAGGTTCATGCACTGGGGGTAGATTCTATTCATGCACTCTCACGGTGGATTATGAAGAAGGTAGTGGGGTCAGACCGGCTACCTGAGATACGCAAGGAGAGTAATGAATGGGGTGATCTACACCATACATCATATAATACCATGATGGCTCTGCGGCGAGCTGCCAAGTTAATTATGTGTACCTGCCCATCAGATAAAAGTGTGGAACAACTATCAGGTAAGACATATATTACACCAGACCTACCAGGAAGACAGGCAGCAGGATCAGCAGGTTGGTTCGATTTTGTCGGGTATATTGAGGCTATTAATAAACCAGAAGGAATAGAACGGACATTCAATATGACTCCAAACAATACCATCATTGTACGTCAACGTCTTCCTCGCCAGGTCACTGAGGCTATTAAGCTACCTCAAGGTCCTGGTGGGTGGGCAGTCATTAAACAAGCCATAGAGAAAGGTTGGAAATAATATGGCGCTTCTATACCATACTAGTAGACTCGATATAAATTGCAAGGAGGTCGTGATACGGCCACTTGAAAATGATGATGATTATGTGGTAGCACTTACATTCCCACGAGAGGAGGACGATGAGAATGCAGTAACAGAGATACTATTGACAGAAAGTGAAGTACGCGAGGCCTATGATCTATTATTTAACAAGTAAGGAGGCTAGTAATGCCAACACCAGTAACATTTCAGGTTGAAGATTATTTTCAGGAGTTTGCAAACGATAGTGCAATGGCAGAGGCTGCACGGTTTAAGACCATCCCCGCTGGTCGGTATAAGGGCCAGGTCACGAAGTATGAGGGACGGTACTTCGAGGAGAAGGAAAGTAAGAAGGGTGGTAAGTATTGGTCAGTAGTATTCAGTGATAGCCTTGAAGTGAAACCTGAGTGGCGGAAGGGTGTCCAGTATACTGCTGAGTTGTCCAATGGTGAGGACAAGAGGCTTACTACCGTGCGTATTGAGGCGTCCTGGGAGGATAAACGTAACGCTGCTACTGGGGGGCTGGACCAGCTGTTCAGCCGATGGGACCAACTGACTCGTGCGGTGTTTCCCAACTACAAGGCAGGTAAGGATGCCCCAAAGACGTTGGGTGAATTGAGTGGCGTTCTTACGCAGTTTCCTGTTGCAGTGACTATCACAGAGTCCTTCAAGGTTCCTGCCATCGACGGGTCTACCAAGTGGACAACTGCGGTCAATGATGAACAGGCGAAGGAGTATCGTGCGGCTGGTTATGAAGTAAAGAACTTTGTACAGGGTATTGGGAAGTACTAGTATAAGGGAGTGCTCACCGTACATACAGGGCCACGTTAGGTATGCTGTAGGCTAGCACGGTGTAAATACCTAACCCGGATCATAGTGTAGGAAAGTACTAAAAGGGAGGGGCCTCCCCCAAGTATAATATATATGTACAAAGCTAAGTTTATAGGTGGATATATGGATGGGGAGGTCGTAACAATTAATAAAGTTACACCTACTTATCATTTCCCTAGAATGCGCCCACTTAGTTTCAAAGAGATAATGAAAGAGGATATAAGTAAGCCATTACATTGGGCAGAAGACTACGAGCTAGACTCATGGGAAGGTGATAGAGTGTTCTATAGACGAGTAGGTTTGCCACCACAATAAGGAGGTTATCGTGAAACCTGATATCAAGGGCCTCACCAAACTTGCAGGGGTTCTCAAGCGTACCTCAAAGAAGAACTTTAATATGGAGGCTTGGTGGGAGAAAAGCAAGTGTGGGACGAGTGGATGTATTGCTGGTTATGCTGCTATACTTTTCCCCCATCGCTTTAGGACGGTATATGGATACCACAATGAAATAAATAATGTTACATCCTATGAAATAGAACATAGACGAACAGGTCATACTGGCGAATATGCTTTTGCAGATGGGTTTCATATACCACTTGAACTGGCAAGCAAACTTACGTTAGGCAGTATGAGAGCAACACCTCAACAGGCAGCAAAGAGAGTCATGGTATTGGTGGATAGGTTGAAAAAGAGCCTGAAAAAGTAGGGGTTTAGTGCAAAACAAACCTGAGTCTTGTAAGTCTTGTCCCATGTGGGGGGATGGCCTTGGTTTCGTACCTGACGAACTTATTCCTAACGCCACCACCCTAGTGCTTGGTCAAGCCCCAGGTTCCCAAGAGGAACGTGAGGGGAAGCCCTTCGTAGGTCCAACTGGGCAGCTACAGACAGAGCATTTCTTTCCACTCGCACAATTGGAACGTGGTAAGAATGTCTCTATTGCGAACGTATTGAAGTGCCGGTGGGTTGAGCATGGTAAAAAGACTGATAAGCTTCCACCTGATAATATACTCTATCCCGCGATAGAACACTGTACTACTAACCATCTACGCATTCCTAGCATAGTGACCAATGTTATTGCCGAAGGAGCTATAGCAGCATCATGGTGCGCAGGTAGACCTACAACAATACATAGATGGCGTGGTCATGTTTTATACCCCTTGAGAAGGGAGTTATCTAATACAGATGAAGTTAGTGCAAATGACGGAAAGACAGCGAGAAATATATTGGGCAGCCAAGAAACGGTTCAAAGAAAAACACCCAAATTACCAGAGCGAATACCAAACGAAATACAGATTAAGGAACAAGGAACAAATAGCGAAAGACAAACACGAACGGTATTTACGAAGCAAGGAGAAGAAGAAGTTGTATTGGAACGAATACCAACGTACTCACAAGAGGGCACGCCGCTACAACTTAACTTGGGCACAAGTTCAAATGATGTACAACGAACAGAACAATCAATGCGCAGTTTGCAAGCGGGAGTTGAAGTTAGTAATAGACCACAATCACATAACTATGAAAGTTCGGGGCCTACTTTGCAACCGCTGCAACAGGTTGGTAGGGTGGTCAGAGGAGTCAATACCAATATTGGAAGCTGCAATCAAATATATACAGGCAGGGGGCTTACTGTATTCGTTCTCGAACATTTAGCATCAGTTCTTCGAGACCCACGCTCATTTTGGATTACGGAGTTAGACTGGAGGAAGTTTCCTCGAATAGGCCAACAATGGCCATACCCAATACCATCACGCCTCATTGCCACGCCGGATAACTGGAATGCCATACTGGAATGGTTCAAGAGTGCAATACGTTCAGCCCCCTACATTGCTATTGATACTGAGTTTATTGGTAGACCCTTTGGTGTGGCTCAACCACTCCTCACGATTATTGGCCTAGGTTGGTGTGATACCCGTGGTACTGTTCATGGTCTACAACTAGACTGTCGTACCGCAGAGAACTGGATGCGAGCCAGTTTCTATCATCACTTGGCAGAGCTAGTACGCCTCGTACCAGTGCTCTTTCAGAACTTCGCCGCAGATATGCCAGTGCTCAAGCGGTGCGCGGGTATACAATATGATACCTATAAACAAATTGATGACCAGATGTTGGCCCACGCCATCATCTACTGTGAGTTGCCCCATGACCTAGAATTCCTCACAAGTATCTATGGCCAGTACTACAAGATTAAGCATCTTGGTGATAATGATATACCAGAAGCCGAGAAGTGGGAGAGCCTCCGCTGGCTAATACACAAGGGTTGGCTCACGACTATTGACAGTGATACCCCTGATTTACTCTATAACTGGGGTGATGTCCTAGAACCACTAATGATATGGGAACATCTCAAGAAAGCCTTTGAGATGGATCATGCTGCCTATAATGTCTATAAGACACAATCTGTTGCACTTATACCTATTCTCCTGCGTAGTATGGAACGGGGTATTAAAGTCAACAAGCCACGAGTCATGGCAGCAAAGATTGAGTATGAAGCAAGGGTACGACAGGCGCAGGTTCTCGCAGAGGCCTATTATGGTAAGCCCATCAATCTTGGGAGTGATGACCAAGTAGCCTATTATTGTTATTGTGAGCGAGATTACCCAATCCAGTACCATAGGAAGACCAAAAACCCAACTGTTGATGAAGATGCCATTGCGATACTGCGTGACTATGTTGGCCCTGATGTTAATACTCAAATACCACTCACACTTGAACTTGCTCTACACCGTATTGAACAGGGGGCAGACCCCATACTAGAGGCACGAGTACTCTATCAAGATGCCCAACATGCACTGGATAGTTATATCTATGGGCTAGTAGAGAGCGTCTATACTGAATATGATGAGACACGTAAGAAAGCCGCACGTAAGCGTATCAAAAAGGAGGGGTTTACTAAGGAAGATATTGTTGATAGGGTCTACCCTAACTTTGCTATTCACACACAGAAGAATGCCCGGTGGTCTACCACCAACCCGCCTCTTGCTCAGCTACCGAGTGACCTACGAGATATTATTATCCCTGATGATGGTGAATGCTGGCCACACTGGGACTGGAAAGGTATGGAGCTACACTTCCTTGAACTCCATAGTGGCTCTCGTATCCTCAAGGAAGCCCATGATAATGGAATAGACCTGCATACGTGGACTATGTGCAAGATGTTTGGCTATCAGCTTCCCCCTAACTTGAAGGCTCCCTTTACTGCACCTGAGAATGAAACATGGCGTGCTAGGTATAATCTACGATCTAGTGGTGACCCACGAAGGGTATTTAGTAAGTCAGCAAGATTCGAAATGAACTATGGCGGGGCAGGTAATACAGCAGCACAGAAGGCCATACGCATGGGCTTGAGTAAGCACGAGGTACAACAAGCCCTTGCTAACTTACTGACGGCTGATGTAGACTACTATAAGTGGAGGCAAGTCATTGAGCGCCAAGTCAAGGCGACTCGCATCATACGGACATTCACCGGGAGGCCACGGCGATTCCTGACGATATCAAAGGATCATGGTACATCGGTTCCACCTAAGGTAGTACGTGAGGCATTGGATTATCCAATGCAAGCTGGGGTATCAGATTTCGGGAATTTAACTATAGTTCTACTAGCAGAAAAATTCCCTTTTATTGGGTTCTCTTGGCAAATACATGATGCTCAATATTGGATTATTTCCCAACATCTATGTACACCAACTTTTATGCAAGATATAAAAGATATTGTAGA